ATCACACCGTTATTTGATGTACCGCTATAAATAGTAATGCCTTGTTCACCTGAACCAGAGCCTACAACCAAGGTGTCAGCGCCTACTTGATTAAAACTTGAGGGCGACGAGTTACCAATACCGACGTTGCCGCTTGAAGTGACTGTAACTGACTCTCCACCAAGCGGAGTAAAAATACTTATAGCGTCTGTTGATTGATCTTGTAGCAGACCGCCTTTAAACGTACTGCCCTGTGCAAACTCATATCCACGATAATTTCCTGCGGTTGTATTTGTTGTTCCTACACGTACTCTTGCTAGGTTATTTCCGTTGTTTACAATTTCAAGCTGAGTATTTGGATTTACGGTTCCTACACCTAGTCGCTCCGCAGACGCATCCCAGAACAACTTAGGCGTTGTGCCAGTGTCTTCGTAGAAGGAGATGTCTCCTGTTTCAGCAACACGCAAGCGTTGTCTGTCTGTACCGTCTACTGTGTCGGAAGTCTCAACAATAAAATCAGCGCCAAAGTTAGCACCGACACGTTCACTTACTAGATTGACGTTACACGCACCGCTTACGTTTTGTAAAACAGCCTCCACTCTAGTGCCGGCTGCGCTTGTGGTATTTGTGAAAGTAGCGGCTGTAACAGTTCCAGCACTAGCGCTATCAACAGTCAAACCATCAGCAGTCACACTACCTGTAACGTCGATGCCTGTGGAAGTTGTGGCAAAACGAGCGGTATTGTCGAAGTAAAGAGTTACTGCGCCGTCAATTGCAAAATTCGCAAGGTTTTCTGTAGACCCTTTTTGGAAATTAAATCCAGAACCGTTTGTAATAAATTTCAAGTCGCCTGTGCCAGCATCTTCAATTTTGCTGTGGCTCCCATCGTGAAATATTTGCAAGTCGCTACCAGCACCGAAGGTGGCCTTACCATTGTCCGGCAAAAATAAAGAAGGAACAGAAAGATCAGTAAACGCATCAACCATCGCAGCGCCTGATCCGGCACCATCGCTATAGATTGCTTTGGTCTGACCATTAAGTATGGTGACCGTGGCACCAGAGCCTTGCTTGATGATGATACTCTGTGACCCGCTGGTTGCGTTCTCGATGAACCAGAGTTTGCTAACCGTATTCGGGCCAATAGTTATGGTGCAAGCAGAATCGAGAGTACCGGTATATTTGAGGAAGAGAGACCGGCCCGGATCAGTAGACCCGTCTGCAATGGTCGTCGTGTGAGTGTCCGCATTAGTCGTAATAGCTTCCGTCCCAAAGGAAAAAGCCTCTGCAATTAATTCGAGGTTGGTATTTGTACTGGTTCCCCAGGTGCCTGCCTCATCACCAGTGGCAATCTCTTTTAGGCGCAGATCGTTAACATACGTTGCCATTTATCTTCTCCGACTTTTCTTCTTAGGCTTTGGCTTGCTCACAGAAGCGACATGCTTCTTGAGCGTCTCAGCTTGCTTTTTGTGAGTCTTAGAGGCTTTCTCTAAACCCTTAATAACCTTTTTGACCTTTTGTACCATCAGGCTACCTCTTCCCAATTCGGTGTTTGACTGTCTGTTACAGCAGTCCAACTCGGTGTTTGACTATCCGTTATAATACCCCAGTTAGGGTCTTGGCCATCATTTATGATGCCATAAACAAGGAAGTATCCTATCGCTCCCGTCCCTGAAACACCCGTGACAGAAACATTTGCAGCGCCTGCAATCGATACTGCGCCGACTTGACCAGTAGCTTGGACTCCAGTAACAGCAGCATTCGCTGTACCCGTGACCGTAACCGAACCAACCGCTCCAGTCCCAGCATTCCCAGTAACAGCAGCATTCGCGCTGCCGGTAGCAGTAACCGTTCCGACAGATCCAGTGCCCGCCACGCCCGTGACAGACGTGTTTGCAGCACCTGAGACTGTAACTGTTCCAACCGCTCCCGTGCCTGCAACACCGGTCGGGGAAACATTTGCCGAACCCGTGACCGTAAGTGACCCAACACCGCCCGTGCCTGCGACACCCGTAGGACTAACGACCGCTGAACCCGTTGCCGTAACTGTTCCAACAGTTCCAGTTCCGGCCACGCCGGTAACAGCGGCATCGATACTAATGAGAACTGTGACCGACCCGACAGAACCTGTCCCAGATACACCCGTAACTTGGATAGGAGCTTCTTCGCCCCAAGCACCCTCACCCCAAGTGCCTCTGCCCCAGCCGGTGACATTAGCCATTCCTTATGCGATGCGAATAATCGCATTCGATGCGTCTGCTGCGGGAAATTGAATAGTGAAATCACCTGAACTAGATGACTTATCTGCCCCGAAGTCCAAAGCACATACCGCAGGATCACCCGAAGCACTGTCGTTGAAAATCAATGCCCCACGTGCGGTAAGGGTGCTCGAACTAAAAGTCAAATCAGAGAAATCGGTGATGGCGGTAGTGCCGTCGTTACTGGGGTCGACACGAGTTAAAGATGCGCCTTTGGCGGTGTAACCAGTGCCCGATATCTCATTCGATGTTGTATACGCCGTGGTGCCCGCACCCAAAGATGCAGAGCTTGTGTACAACGCAAGATTAAATGTGCTGCCACCTGTGTTTTTGAAGTTGTGAACAGCTTCTAAAATTTCTTTTTTGAAGGTAGTACACATTGCTGTCGTTATCGCCATTACAGACTCCTAATTATGTTTGCCATGTCAGCGTGCCCTTGTCTTTCTAGCTCTGCAATCAAGGTCGTTCTATCGCTTTTTATCGCCTCTTTGATATAAAAAACCGCCGTTGCTTGCACCGATTCTTTGAAAGCCTCTGCCTGTTGCGCAATTAAAGGATGGCAGTTGCCACCAACGCTCACAATCCTGTCTGCCGCAGCTTTCGCCCAAAACTCGGGATCATGTCCTTTGTCTTGTGTTGTTGCCACTATAACGCTACCAACCTCAAGACTTGATGCCTCAAACAAAGCCAAGTTTACCCCCTAGCAATGTCATATCGGTATTCATCTCTCGAACCGTAACCCTCGCCCAAAGCCTTGAGTGACGCGACAGCCTGCGAAAAACGTTGTTCGTATTGAGCCGCTTCTTCTGGATTCTTCAGAAAGGTAGCAGCCTCTACAAGCGTGCCGTACAACAAAGCATCCGGAGCGTTATCGGACAACCACGTTGTGCTTGTGCCAGAGGTAGTAGTCAAAGACGCTGGGCGGTACTTGTAGTGCAACTCGAACGCATAGTCAGACGCAGGCGTCGGTGCGAGCAAAAAAGTATTGTCGTCGAACAGGGCGTAGTATTGCGTGGGACCGGTAGTATTAGCGTTTGGCGTGTATTGACGAATAAACGTCGTATGTTTGAACAAAGGATAGGTATACACACTATCAATAATCAAAGCCAGACTGTAAGACGCCAAAAAATCCGACGGCGTAGCTAAGTAAGGAAACCCTGTGGTAGCGTTACCCGTCACGTTTTTCCGAAAAACCGGTAAAGAAACGTTTTTGAGTATTCTTTCTTCTGCTTCTTCGATGAATGTATCCAAATCAGCTACAAACGTCGTTTCTGCTGTCTCACAGTAATCTTGTACGGTCGACTTCAGCGTTGTTAATGTAAAACTCATGTAGTCACCACCGTCACCTCTCCAATTTGTCCAGAGGCTTTAATTGGGACAAACGGATCGACATCTACCAAGGGCAAACCGACTGGAACGACCAAAGGCTCTACCCGGTCTGGTCTCGGATTCTTTAGTGCTTGCGGATCGTCTACACGTGGAAGCGGCAGGAGTTGCGGTTGTTTTGGCTCAAACTCATCAAAACCAACTAGACTACCGTTCCACTCTTTTCTCATTCGATTTAGTTTGTATCGAAAACCAGAGCGATCCGATATTCCATAAGCGTTCTTACCAGAAGCAAAAGCCATCGCTACACTCCGTATTTATAAGTCGGCGGGCTGATCTTGAACGAAGCTCTATCTCGATCCTCTTCCATAGCCCGTAGCATCTCCTCTTCGTAAACCGCCTTGAGAGGACCCATCATCTGAGGATTTTTCTTCATCGATAAGTAATATGCCAAGCCTGCCGCAAGACAAGGATAAAAGCGAAAAGGGATGTCCACCGTGTTCGTAAAAGTGTCCGCGTCTTCGATCCGAGTGAGGCGATTGAACTTCAAGATATCGGTGTTGTTATCTGGCACGGGCCATATTTTGAGCACTGGCGTAATTTGGCGATCCAAAAAGAATTGATTAGGCCGACCTGTCTGCGTTTTTGTGGGTATGTTTAAAAACTCAGAACGGCTCAGACGGTCGATTGCAAAGTCAGTGCCATCTCTCGTGACCACAGTCGACAAAATATCAATCGTCGATTGAACATCAGTAACATCTTGTACGGCAGAGACCGTCGTGGTGGCTGCGCTCGTGCTCCCGGTTATGGTTTCACCGTTAGAAAACGCTC